GCAGCGCTGATGCGCCGACGGAATGCGTCGAGAATCCGGTCACGGTTTTCCTCGAAAGCGGGCTGCATGTGGGGCCGGGCCGGAATCGTAACGTTGCGACTGCTGCCGGCACGCCTGGTCCCGAATTCCTGGGCCGGGCCGTAGCGCGTGCCCCAGCCGAGATAGGCAACCGCACTCTTGCCTTTGCCTTCGAACTCGGCGTGGACGCTGCGGAGCATTTCGCCGGTGTCGATCAGGGCTTCGTCGCGTTGACGACTGGCTTTGCTGACCCGGCCGAGACGGCTGGCTTTTTTGACCGCGGGCCATTCGGGCCTGCCGTTGACGATGTTTTCTTTGGTCGCCTTGAGGACGAGCAGGGCCGCGTCGCAGAGGCCCTGGGCCTGGGCCGAGTGGAGCCGCTCGGGCATGGTGCCGAGTCGCTGGACCGCGGTGTCGAAGCCGAAGGAGAGGGGGTTCATCGGGATATCGCCAGGGCTCGGTAGCCGCCGAGCGGGGCGAGGACCGAGCGGTTGACTTTGTAGCGGACGTTGTCGATGTCGAGGTAGTCGCCGACGAGGACGTCGGCGTCATGGGCGACGTGGACGTCGGCATGGGCTTCGATTACTCCGCCGAAGTCGCGGGTGAGGAGTTCTTCCTGCGGGTCCCAGAAGACTTTGCCGACCAACTCGAGCTCGGCGTACTGTTCTTCGGAGGGGTCGCCGGACTCGCCGTAGATCGGGTCGTAACTCTCGGGCGGTTCGGCGGTCAGGAGACGGAACCGGGTCATGGGCTGGCCGGTGCCGGCAATCAGGTCGGCGCTGGTCTGTTTGATGGCGGCTTTGTCGCGGTCGGAGATCAGCATGAGGGAACACCAGGAGGAATGAAACCACGGATGAACACTGATGAACACAGATGGAAGAACGAGGAGCGGAGTAAACACCAAGAGCACCAAGAACACCAGGGGAAGGAACGAAGAGGCGGGAGTCTGACCAGTCGGACCCGTCGGACCTGTCGGACGCGGACGGAACCCCGAACCCCGATTCCCGAGCCCCGAGCCCCGGCCGACCGGAGTGAAGCGGGACGGGGGGCTTCAGTGCCAGGAATGAGGAATGAGGAATGAGGATTGAGGAGGTCTGTCCCTGCTGGATGCCCGTGTGAGGCGCAGCAGGGTATTGAATTCTGTTGAACTTTTTCGACAGGTGTGTTTCCCCCGTCCGGGGAGTTGAGGCGCGCAAATCGGCGGAGAGGGGCTTGCATCGTTGTCAGATTCCGAATGAGATGCCGACGTGGTAGGAATAGGTCTTATTGGCCGAATTGGACCTGTGGCCGAGAACCCGCCAGAGACAGGCGACGTCGAGGGTGAGGCGGTCGGTGAGGCGGTAGTCGAGACCGGCACCGAGCCCGACCCCGGCACTGACGATTACCGGCTCTTCGCCGGGCGTGATGTCCCAGGGTAGAGTGAGGTACGCGGTGGGGCTGATGCGCCAGACTTCGATGGTCCGGAGTTTGACGCCAGGGGCGACCGACCAGGACCCGGTACCGGTTGCCGGCGGCGGCGCGGCCAGGACGCAGAATCCGAATTCGCCGGACCAGGTGATGAGGGCCGAGCGACGGGTGATGATGACCTCGGGGACTGTCGAGTCCGGACCGGGTAGGACCCGGGGCACAAGCCGGTCGTCGATGATGATTCGGACAGTGTCCGGCGAGGGCGGGACCTGGATTTCGAGGCGGTCGCCGGCCGGCCCGGTTGCCGTGGTGACATGCCGGACCCGGGGCTGATCCGGACCGGCAGGGGTGGAGGTGTCACTGAGGACAATGCATGCGGGATTGACGGCAAGCAGGGCCGGCCGGCGGCAGGAGCGGAACCCGACGCAGACGAAGAAAAGAGTGACCGCAACGGCAAGGACCAGCAGAACCATGCGGTAGTAGGTTTGGAACCAGCGAATCATGTTAGCCTCCTTGAGAAAGGAAATCGGACGAGGAGAGTGAAACCACGGATGGACACAGATGAACACAGATGAGAAGTCAGAGTGCAGAAGTCAGAACGCAGAACGAGGAACGAGGAACCAAGGCGGATAGGAGGATTGCCGCGCTTCGCTCGCAATGACGGAGAAGGGAGGAACAAGGAACGAAGAACGAGGAACGAATCGAACCTATTCATCGGTGACCTCGGTGGGGCCGAAAGTGAAAACGTCGGGGTCGGGCTCGCCCTGAGTACGGACGCTTTCGGGGAGCGCGGCCCAGGCGGCTTCGTAGAGACCCTGCAGGCGTTTGGCTTCTTCGGTCTTGTCGACCTTTTCGGAGCCCTGGGCGTACTTGAAGTTGCGGGCAGCCTGGGTCGCCAGCGCGCGGTAGGCAACGGCGACGGTCAGGTCGATGATGGTCGCGTCGTCGATGCCTTCGGTGAGGCCGTAGTCGTTCTTCGCGGTGTCGAGAAGCTCGGTAAGTACTTCGTCGGAGATGTCGGTCTCGTCGTAGCCGAGAAGGCGGGCGCGGAGACGGGCGAGAGTGACCATCAGAAGTGAAACCACGGATGAACACTGATGAACACAGATGGAAGAACGAGGAGCGGAGTAAACACCAAGAGCACCAAGAACACCAGGGGAAGGAACGAAGAACGGAGAACGAGGAACGGGGAACCGGCACCCTCACCCCTGCCCTCTCCCGTCAAGGGAGAGGGAGAAGAATCCTGGAACCCTTGAACCCTGGAACCCTTGAACCCTATCCGCGCCGCTCCTCCCCTGCCCCGGGAGGGGACAGGGAAAGGAGCGATGCGGCAGGCGGACATGCTATTCGGCGGCGAGCTGGAGTTTGAGGCCCTGGCGGAACTTGGACGTCGCTTCGCCCGCAACCTTGGTCTTGAGAGCCACGAAGTTGCCCCGGAAGTCGAGCGTGGTGTCGGTCGCGTCGAGCATGATGTCTTTGTCTTCGTCCTGGCGGAGGGGCTGACGATCCTGCCAGTACAGGCCCTCGCCCGGGATGATGAGACGCGGGACATCGGTGGAGGCGAAGTGCGGAGTGGAGATGACGTCGAAGTCGGGGTAGGTGACCTGGTTGTTGGTGAGGAGCATCGATGCCTGGTCGTGCTTGATCTGGACGAAGAGGCCGGCGAGTTCGGACGGGCAGACAACAGCCACGCGCTGGCCCTTGGCCAGGGTACCGAGCCGCTCGAGTGCGGCGAAACCCTTGTTGAGGGTTGCCTGCCAGGTGGACTCGGTGTCGATGGCAGTGAACGCCTGATCGAGGATGGCCTGGTAGGCAAGCGTTGCCTGCTTGCGCAGGGCGTCGCGCCGGCCGCGGGAGAGGACCTCGTTGATGGTCCAGACTTTGTTGTCTTCGATCCAGACCCGGAAGATCGAGACGGCCGCACCGTACTTGATGTTGCGGACGAACTCGACCTTGTCTTCGATGATGGCGAGTTTGGGCTTGCCGCCGAGCTTGATCTCCTGGAAGGAGAACACGGCCGAGGCGTGCTCATAGGACTCGCCGTCGCCGGTCGAGGGCCGGCGGGAGAAGAGGTTCATCCACTGCGTGTCGACGCCGGGCTCGGGCACGAAGTAGATCGCGGGCTGGGTGGCGGCACCTTCGCCGCCCGCGGCCGCGCCGCCGACGTCGCCCGGGGCGATGGCGGCCGAGATGTAGCCCTCGGTCGTGCCCGCGCGGCCGTAACCTTCAACCGCGTTGTAGAGCGGGGGCCTGAGCGGAAGGAGCTCGCCACCCTGGGCCGCGTAGAGGTCGTGGAGGAGGAACCGGGCAAGGCTCCGGTTGGCCTCGGCCCGGTTGGCCGGGTCATCCAGGAACCGCTTGAGCGAAGTCGGGTCCTGGAACTGGGACTGCTTGAAGATCATGTGCGTTTCTCCTTAGTGTTTCTTGAGCAGGACCTGGTAGGAGTAGACCTTGCCCGAATCGGTGGCCGCGCTGGTGGTGATGATGACCGAGGAGTCGTCAAGGACAGCGTACACCAGCGTGCCGGTAGCGGTGGCTCCGGTCACGAACACCGCGGTCGTGTAACCGGTGTCGGAGAAGCTGCGAGCTTCGTCCCAGATGAGAGTGTCGGCCGGGGTCGCGGTCGCGCCGAAAGTGCTCGTGCCGAAGTAGATCGTGGTGTTCGCCTGGGGCGAGACCTTGGACGGCGTGACCGCGAGCGCGACCATACCGACGACGATAACGAGCAGGATGGCGAGGAACAGGATTCTGGTTTTCACGGGTCCTCCTAGTAGAGCTCGGGCAGGAGTTCGATGTTGGCCTCGGTGTCTTCGGCCGTGGTCGCACCCCAGGCTTTGCCGATCTTGGTGCCCTGGTCGTGGGCCTGGACGGTGAAGTCGGCTTCGCCTTCACCGGGCGCGACGTACTCGATGAACGCGCCGTCATCCCAGGTGTCGGCCTGAGTGGTTTTGGGCATCTTGAAGATGCCGCGAATCGAAAGCATGCCTTCGGCAGCCGACGCGACGTCCTGGACGACGCGGCCGTAGCGGTTGCCTTCTTTGACCAGGTCGCCGGCGATCCGGGCGGCCGAGGCGGTGAAGGGCACGTTCTGGGTCGGGTAGGTCTGGAGTGCCTGGTTCTTCAACACGTCCCCCTTTAGTAGCGGAGCTGGTCCGGCTTCTTCTCGCCCGGCTTGGTGTCACCGCCGTCGATGACCGGCATCGGCTTGGTGAGCTTGGCGACACGGGCCTGGACACCGGGCCAGTTGGCGTCGAGTTCTTCGGCGGTCTGGCCGGAGAGCAGGCCGTCGGCGACGTCACGGATGGCGTCGTCTTCGATGGCGGTGAGCAGCTCGTCACGCTTGAGCTTGAGCTGGGCGGTCAACCGGGTCTTCTCGAACTCGTCGACCTGTTTCTGTAGACCGGCGTTCGCTTCCGTGAGCCGCGTGATCTCGGCGGTCGCGTCCGCGTCCGCGGTCTGGGCGCTGACGAGCTGGTCGACCAGGTCGGGCCGACCGGTCTTGAGCTCGTCGGGCGTGAGGGACGCGAGGAATGCGGCCCTTTCCTGTTCAGTCATGGGGTCCTCCTTGGAGGGTTGGGTGTTCTGCGCAGAGATGACTTTGCTGGGCCCGGCGCCCGGGACTCCGGGACGACCGGTCTCGGCCCAGTCGATGCTGAGGAGCTTGATGGTTCCGGGCCGGGGCCGGAACCGGAACCGGAACCGGTCACCGTCACGATCCTGGGCACTGAAGCATTCGGTGGACCAGGCGGGCGGAAGGCCAACCGCAAACCCGGCCTTGACTTCGTTGAGCAGGTCGGCCTGACTGGCCGGAATCCAGGCTTTGCCCCAGAGTTCGTCGCCGACCGGGGTGAGGGCCGCGGCGAGCATGTAGCTCGCATTGGAGCGCCGGGCATGGACCCCGCGCTGGCGGTCGAAGTGCTCGGGATGCTGGACCACGGGAATTTGGGCCGCGACTTCGGCGAGGAACTCGCGGGTGAGTTCGACTTCGTGAACCTCGCCCGGGTCCCGGCCCGGGACCCGGAGAATCGTACCGGCCTTGGAGATCATGCCGGAGACGATGAAGGGCTCGGGGTCGACCTTTTTGATCCGGGCGAGGACGTCGGCGGGAATCTCGACTTCGACCGGGGAGTCGGATGCGAGCTCGCCCTGGGCACTGAAGTGAGCCATCAGGGCCTGGGCGTCGATGACCGCGCCGGCCGGTGGCTTGGAGCGGTCGAACAGGTCCTGGGGCAGGGAGTGGTCGAGGGTGCCGTCGCAACGGAGCCGGTGGTCGTAGCCGGCATCGAGCATGGCGCGGACCGCCTCGGCATGGACCTGGGCAAACTTGGCACCATCGTAGCCCGCGGCCGCGCCACCCATGGGCGCAACGTGAGCAGCGGTCGACCGGCCGTAACGGGAGTCGTTGTAGAGCCGGTGGATCGCGTCGTGGGCGACCGAGGCCCGGGCCGGGGGCTCGAGCGGGAAGGCAGAGTTGTCAGGGTCGGCGTAGCGCATCAGGGCCTCCTTCGGGCAGAGGGGAAATAACCACGGATGAACACGGAGTAAACACCAAGAGCACCAAGAACACCAGGGGAAGGAACGAAGAACGAGGAACGAGGAACGGGCGTCGGACCGGTCGGACCCGCCGGACAAGTCTGACACGGACCGAGCCCCGATCCCCGAGCCCCGACCGGTCGGACGCGGAAGGCGGAGGTCATTCTCCAGGCTCCTCTTCCTCTTCGCCGGGCTCGGCAGGCTCAGGCTCGGGCGGGTAGGGGAACGCGGCACCGGACTCTCGTTCTTTTTTGACCCGCTCGGCTTCGCGCTCGGGGTCGTCGACTACTTCTTCAAGGTTTTCGCGCATCGTTTCGGTCGAGATCGCGCCAACCGACTGGAGCCCGACGAGCGCGACGGATTTCTTCTGCAGGGCAGCGGCAGCAGCAGCGGCGTCTTTGTCGAACAGGGGCCCGAATTCGATGTCGGTCTCCATGGTCTCGTAGCGGCGGACCTGGTGGACTTCGTGGAGCCGGAGCACAACGTGGTTGAGCTGCTGAAGCGCGGCGGACCAGGAGGAACGAAGCCGGGCGGTCTTGCGCTCGATGACCGCGCGTTGTTCGGCAGTCGAAGCCTGGGCCGAGGGCATGCCGACACCAAGCAGGTACTCGGGAGTCTCGGACTGACCGATGATGTGGTGGTAGAGCATCTTGAGCAGTTCGATGATGCCCTCGGGACCACGCAGGGATTCGACGAACTTGACACTGCCTTTGGGGTCGGGAAGGTAGATGCCCGGGATGGCGTCGCCGGCTGCCAGCTTTTCAATCTTGGACTTGAGCGCTTCGAAGCCTTTGAGGCCGGAGATCGCCAGCAACGAACTCTGACGTTTTTCGATCTTGATGCCTTTGGCCCGGAGCAGGGCGTACTCGCGCAGGGACAGGTAGAGGACGTCGGAGATCTCGCCCGTACCGTAAAGGTCGTCGGAGAAACGATTGAGGTGAACCGGGATAACCGGTATCAGCCCGAGTGGGTTGCGGCCGCGCTCGGCAACACGGCCGTTGACCGTGATTTCGTAGCGGTCGGCAGTAATGGTCTGGACCGTGCGCTTGGGGCCCTGGGTCGAGGTGATGACCGCCTGCTGAGTTACCCAGGGACGGTCCGGGTGGGGGATGAGCGCAACGGCGCCGGGCGAGTAGACACGCAGGCGCGGGCGGCCGTCGTCCCAGTGGGGAAGGAGCCAGGTGTAGCCGTAGAGGCAGGCCTCGACGGCGGCCCGCTGCAGGTCGCCGTCGTTGGCGCGGAAGAAGTCGGTACAGGCCTCAGCCGCTTCTTCGTCTTCGCTCCGGACTTCGATGCCACCGGCAAAGATGAAGCTGGCAGCGACGTTGACAATCGGGGCAACGAAGGGGACCTCGCGGTAGGCTTGTTTGAGCTGGGTCGGGTCGAGGTGCTCAAGGTTTACAGTCTCGCCTTCAAGATTGTGGACCCGGAAGAGATCGCCGACGCGGCGGAGACCACGGGTGAGGATGTTCATGCGGAAAGGGTTCTCCCCTCCGAGGTGAGGCTACGCATCCAGGGGCCGAGGGGTCGAGGGTTATTCATCGGAGACTCCGGAACCGATGAGGCGGTCGAGGTTGCGGGCGCCGGTATGAAAGAGGGCGTCGAGCCGAGACTCGGCAGCAGAGTCAGACAACGGAACCGAGCCGATGAAGCCGCGGCCGCCGGCACCTTCGTTGATGTGATGGGTACCGGCAAGCAGGCCGTCCGGGTGGTGGTCGTCTTTCTTGACCGGCTTGCCGTGCTTGTCGTACTTCCATTTGAGCAGTTGCCCGATGACAACCTCGAACTCGCGGAGCCCGCGCCAGCGGTCGGTCTCGATCAGGTATCTGACCCAGCCGATACCGGTCGATTTGTAGTCGCCGAACTTGACCGGCGTGACGTCGAAGCCGTCTTCGGCGAGCTTCTGGTTCTCGAAGGGGTGCGAGGAGTCAGCCCGGACTTCACGAGTGCAGTACTCCGCGGCCCAGCGATCAAGTTGCTCTTCGATCAGCGGAAGGGTGACGCCGGAGAATTGCGTGGATGCAAGGTGGTCAACGGTCTCGCCGTCCCACTGGAGAACGTTGATCGTGGTCATGGACTTCACGCCCCAGTCGATGCCGAACCAGTGGTCGGCGTCGGGTTTGAACTCAAGCGTGTCGTAACTGTAGGCGGCTTTGATTTTGTCCGGGGCGATGACCGCGCCTTCACCGGACGGAGCCCATCCCATGTTTTCGGTCTCGAACCATTCTTTGAACAGGTTGCGGACCCGGGCGGCCCGGATCTGCTGGACTTTGAGGTGACCTTCGCCTTTGTGGGCACGGCCCTGGCAGTAGTGGTCCCGGAACTCGGCGGTGTACTGGTCCGCCATGCCGGGCTTCAGGGTCTCGCGCCAGACGTCGAAGCAGTGGTCACAGTCACCGGTGCATTTCGCCGCGACGTCGAAGGAGTCGTAAGTGACGAGGACCACGCCGAACCGGGCCGGGTCGTCGCACATTTCGGCGAAGCGGCCGGTGACTTCGTGGTGCGTGGAGAGGTAGAGGACGATGCTATCGGAGGCGTCGGTCAGGGTGTTGAGGGCCGACCGGAGGATGGCCGGCTTTACCAGAGCGGCTTCGTCGATGATGAGCAGCATGGGCCGGCCCCGGGCGTGTTTACCGCGGACAGCGGTCTGAGAGCTGGCGCAGGCCCGAATCCAGTTGCCGTCGTTGCCGGTGACGAGAACCCGGGTTTCACCCTCGGCGTACCGACTGACTTCCCGGTTGTCGAGAAACTCGTTGACGTACTCGTTGAGAATCGTTGCCTGGTCGAGCGCGCCGGCAACGTCGAGGACGTTCCAGCCCTGGAGGTAGAACTTGGCGAAGGCGATGTCCGCGGCGAAGAAGGTCTTGCCGCCGCCGCGCGGGGCCCGGACTACTACGTTCTTCTGACGGCCATGGTAGACGTCGTCGAAGAGCTTCCGGAGTATCGGCGGGAACTTGTGGCCGAACTGAGCGAAGAAATCGCGGGGCCGGGTCCGGTACTGGAGCCGGTATTCCTGGCTGGTCGCCAGGGACCGGCGGAACAGGTCGAGCGCCCGGCGCTGGCGAGTGGTGTAGACGAGCTTCTTTGCCGCCATCAGACTTTGTTCAGCGCTTTGTCGATACGGCCGAGAATCCGGTCTTTGTGTTCTTCGAGTACCGGGCCGATGTCGGGGTCGGAGAAGAGGACCTGGAACACGGCCTGGAGCGCTTCGTCTTTGAGCTCGCGGCGCTCGGGCATCATCTTGAGTACCAGGTCGGTCAGGGAACGGACCGCGGCGATAGCTCCCTCTTTGGACTTCCAGTGCGTATTCTCCAACTCGCTGAGCACGTCGTCGCGCAGAGAAACGGTCTGGGCGTAGAGTTTGCCGATGACGTCGGCCGCACGTTTGTCGGTCGAGGCCCGGGCTTTGCGGCGGATGGCAGCCGCGCGGGCGGACCAGGGTTTTTCGCCGCGGCCAGGGTTGCCTTTGCTCCAGCGCTGGACTGTGGATTTGGCGACCCCGATCTCGTCGGCAATCTTCTCGAAGGACTGATTCTGAAGAAAGAGCTGGAAGGCCTGCTCGTGGAGGTCGACGCGATGTTTCTTAGGCATCTTTGCCACGCAGGACGCTGCGGGCGCCACGGATCAGACCCCAGGCAATTGCCTCGGCCATCAGGGTGTTGAAGGCCGGGTCGAGAACCAGGGTCACGTCTTCGGGGTTCGAGAGGAAGAGAACTTCGATCAGGAGCCAGGGAGGCTTCGTGTCGCAGAGCATGTACAGGTCTTGCTGGTTCGGCCGCCGCTCTTTGTCGATGTCACCATCGGCGAAGTCTTTGCGGACCGGCAGACCCGGCAGCCGGGCCTGGACTTCGGCGTAGACCCTGGTCGCAATCGGGTCGGCAAGGGTATCGCCTTTGGAAGTCCAGACCTCGAAGCCGCGGGGACCCGGGGTCGTGTAATGGTTGTAATGGATCGAGAAGCCGACGTCGGCGTGACATGCGGCGGCGACTTTGAGCCGAGCGCCGGGTCGGAATCCGTAGTCGCCGGGGCGGGTGTAGCATACCTTCTGGGCCAGGGCGCTGAGCATGTTGCCAACGCGGTTGGTCATAATCAGTGCGAGCGTGCTTTCTTTGAGTCCGGACCGGCTGACGGCGCCGGAGTCCGGTCCGCCGTGGCCGGCGTCGCCGCAGAAGGTGAGGAGCCGAGGTCTGACCGGTTGGACACGTCGGACAGGTCGGACGCGGGCGGCCGGGCGGGAACGACGAGTAGTGGGCTTGGGTTTGGGTTTGGGCTTGGGTTTGCGGCGGCGGAAAAGAGACATTCAGCTCTTAGGGACAGAAGACCCCTTGTCCTTATGAAGGCGGTCAATTTCCCGTTTGAGTTCATCGGTGCGCTGGGTAAGCAGGTCAATGTACCCGCCGACCAGGTCGGCCCCCGAGGCCTCGGACCGGGAACGAAGCAGCTCGAGCGGGGCGGTCAGGAGTTGCCGTTGCTCCTGGAGCAAACGGTCGTAGAGCTGGAAGATGCGCTGCTGGAGTTCGACGTTTTTGCGCCAGAGCGCGATGGCGATCCACAGGGCGATGGCTATCGCCGGACCGGTAACTTTGACGATGTCCAGGAGTTCCTGCATTACGTCCGCCAGAATCAGCAGACTAGCGAGGAACGTTCTTGCCGAGCTGGGTCATTCCTTCGAGTACTTCGTCCAGCTTGTCTTCAAGCACAGCCTTCCGCTGCTCAGACTCGTGCTGCAGACGGGTGGGGTCCTGGGCAAGACGGATCATGTCCCGCATCTTGTGCAGGGCGGCGTCAAGCAGCAGTTCCACGTGGGCGAATTGTCTGGCGATGTCGGGGCCGAACTCTTTCTCGACGTCTCTTTTTCGCACGTAAACCTCGTTCCGGTCCGTGCACGAACGCCGACCCGAGCGGCCATGCTGATTGTGAAATTGTGCCCTGGTGCTTTTCGGAAGTTGGTGGTGCTGAGACGAGTGTAGCGAAACGGAATCGGGTTGTCAAGAGGGAATGAAACCACGGATGATTGGAGCGAGGAAACCACGGATGAACACTGATGAACACTGATGGAAGAACGAAGAACGAGAAGCGGAGTAAACACCAAGAGCACCAAGAACACCAGGGGAAGGAACGAAGAACGAAGGACGAGGAACGGACGTCGGACGCGGACCGGATCAGTTGAGGCGGGCGTCGGTGATGCGTTTGCCGCTGACGTCGATGGCCATCGTGCGGAGGTTGGCGACGAAGGGTTTGGGACGGCGGAGGGAGTAGGTCGTTACGCCTTTGGATTCGGTCGTGCGGCCGCGGGTGAGGACGTCGGGCGCGGAGGGCCAGGCGTAGATGGCGCGCGGGGAGGTCTCGGCAATGCGGCGGACCACGGCGGGAGTGATCCGGACTTCATCGGGCAAGGGCAGGCGAGCCGTGTAATCCAACTGGCGCTGAGTGATGAGCCAGTTGCCGTCCCCGATTTCGACCGCGACGAAGTCGCACCGGCAGTTGGGATGAAGCGGCAGCCTCGGGGCTGAGTCCATGCGGTACACCTTGCCGATGTATTTGCCGCAGATCGGGCAGTCGATCCCGATGCCGATGATCTCGACCCGGGTGACACCAAGCTGCTGGTAGCCGCGGCGGTGACCTTCGGCCCTGGCCCGGGCGAGTTCGGTGCGGACGATGCGCTCGGTGCGGCCGGCGAGTGCACGGTGTTGCCGGAGCATCTGACGGGAGACCGCGGCGACGCCATCGCCCTGGACGATGCCGAGGCGGAGCGCGGACCTGATGTCGGCCCGGCCGGTAGTGGTGACTTTGGTGATGAGGTCGAGTTTGTAGTCTTCGAGGAACGCAAGGGCCTGTTTGTCGATAAGCGGAACCGTGACGGCCAGGTTGAGCGGGCCGGCCAGGCCGAGCGCATTGTTAAGGTCGCGGGCGGTCCCGCGATGAGCGTCGGTGAAGACCTTGCTGACCGGGATGCTGGACGCCAGGCGCTCGGCGAGTGGGCGGACCACAATCCTTCCGCCCTTGCGGGAGCCGAGAATCAGCCGGTCGAGTTCGGTGGTGTAGTCGCGCATGTAGCGGTAGCGAGCCGACTCGCCGTCGGGCAGCGAGGCCATCTTCGCCATGGTCTCCTGTTTGACGCTGCGCAGTACGGTCGTCAGGCGGCGGACCGAGCGGGAAGATTCGAGTTCTAAGGTCATGCGGTGAGGGGTCCAGTGGTCGAGGGAAGGGATCGAGGGGTCGAGGAAAGGGGTCCAGGGGTCGAGGGGTCCAGGGTTCCAGGGTAAGGACCGAAGCCGACGGGGACGTTGTCGGGGCCCAGGCGTTGCCGGCGGACGTGGCCGCCGCATTCACTGCAGGGGCCCGTGTTGGGGTGCCAGCGACCACGGCGGATGAAGGTGTCCCCGCAGGCAACACAGGTGCATCGGAAGCGGTGGACCCTCGGGCCACCGGTGGAACGATACTGTCCGGGATGCCAGCGACTCATGACCTGGCCTCTTTGTCGTGCTCGTAGTCGTTGCGGTCGATGGCGTGCTGGATGACCGCGGACCGGTCTTCGGTCGCCATCAGCATCCGGAGGCAGACGGCCGCGGTCTGAGCGATTTCTTCGCGCATGTGCGCCCATGCCCACTCTTGTTCCTCAACGCTCAGGGTGTTATAGACCAGGTCGGTTGCCACGCTGCAGATCTCCCCCGCTTCCTCGGCGATGACGGCCGCGCCGTGAATCGGGTCTCGCATCCAACCCGGATGCCTGACCGTCGCGTCGTTCAGGGCGCGGAAGATGAAACGGAGTGACCGGTGCTCGGGGGTGTCGTTCGGGAACTTCTGCAGCAGGCCCCAACAAGACGAGCAGAGATTGTCGTCAACCCAGTAGCAGGGACTCTCGGGAGTCATGCAGGCGTGAGCGTCGGTGCAGCCACAGATGGAGCAACGGCGACTCATGACGTGGCTTCCCCTGCTGCGAACAGGAGGTTGCCGGGGTTGCGTTTTAGTTCGCTATCGTAGTTATAGACGGCGAAAAGTGCGGAGATATCCCGGGTAAACTCAGCCCAGTCGATGTGCGCGGTCACGTCCGGGTGGAACAGGAGCGGACCGACGCGGTAGGCGTTGACATAGTCATGAGTCATGTCGACCAGGGCGAGCGCGTGCTCGGGCCGGATGACAGGCTCGAGGCTGACCCAGGTCCTGATGCCGCAAACATGGGCTTCTTTGAGCGCGGCCATCCGGGCGTGAGGCGGGTCGGCGAAGGGTTCCCATTGACGGGAATCCTCACACTCAGACGGCCAGGTGAGGGTGCAGCCGAATGAGTCGAGCGGACCGTAGTGGTTGAAGTCGGCCTCGGCCAGGTCCGCGCCTTTGGTGAGAACCTGGACCCCGATGCCGGCAAAGTGGAGAATCCCGCGAGCGGAAGCGGCAAGCAGGTGCTTGCGTTCGCAGGGCTGGTAGGGGTCGCAGGTGAAGCAGAGGTGGACAACCCTGGGGATGTCGCTGCGTCCGGGGTTCTCGTTCCGAAGCCGGCCGATGAGCTCGACGTCATGCCTGAGTTTGCCGAGGATGTTTTCCCTGGGCTTGGGCCGGCCGAACTGGTCCGGGGTCTGGTGGGTGATGCGCGGGCCGTAGCAGTAATGACAGCGGTGGGAGCAACCGGTGTAGAGGTTGCACGCCCACTCGGCGTATTCCGCGGCCCGGCCGCGAGGGCGGTAGATGGCTTGGAATCTCATGGTGCCTCCTTCAAAGCAGAATGGGACATGTCTATTATAAGGACAGGTCGGTCTGGCGGGCGGCCAGCTTGGCCCGCTGTTTCTTTTCTTCGCGCTCGGTCTTGAGTTGCAGGATGAGTTTCTCGGCGTCCGGGTGCCGGAGGTTGTCCAGGGTGTGCATGTGGCGGCGGAGTCCGAAGCGGGTGTGGATGATGCCCCAGAGCCTGGTCTGGTTGACGCCCAGCGCACGACAGAGGTAGCGAATCATGTACGCCTGGGCCGGGGAGCAGTATTCGCTGGTCGTTCCTTTGTCGTCAACTGTCATGCCGGGCGTGCGGTAGCCGGGTTCAACCGGCTGGCCGGCCAGGCGCTTGAGTCGGTTGATGAGCTTGTGCGCTTCGTCTTCACGCAGGGCGCGGAGCGAGGTCTTGTTGAAGAGGTCTTTGACCAGGGCGTGGAGCACGTCGTTGTCGTAGCCGAGCTTGCGGGCGATGCCGTAGACGAGGCGGTACTGGGGGGTGGTCATGAGGAGAGGAGCCAGGAATGAGGAAGGAGGAAGGAGGAACGAAGAGAAAGAGGCAGGGGGGGTGACTGCGTCGGAGCAGCGCGGTCACCCCCGGCAGCACCAGGGTCTATGTTCCGATTTGCCTGCTCCTGCCTCGTCATGTTATGCTCGGACTTTCCGGGCGGTCTTCTTGCGTTTGCGCGGCGCACGGCGACGGGCAGCGGGCGCAGCGGGCTTCACGGGTTTGCGCGGGGTCTTCCTGGCGCGAGTCGCCTTCGGTTTCGACCTCGGCTTGCGGACCGGGTGGACGGCCTCGTCGAGGATGTTGTAGTCGGGTCGACGCAGGCCGGTCGGTATCTCCTCGAACAGGAGAAGCTGAATCTTCCTGGCGGTGGATTTCTTGAACGCGCCCAGGCGCTCGGCGATGGCGATGATCCGGGAACGCAGTTGGAGAACGTAGCGGTAGGCCGCGTCCGGGTTGTTGCCCGTGACCAGGAAGTACCCGGCAGGGACGCCGGTAGAAGACGCAATCGGCCGGCGGTCTTTGACGATGAGCGTGCGTACTTTGCGCTGGATGACGCGGACCGGGTCGTTGGTCAGAATCGGAAGGCGCTCGGCAATGGCGTGAGCCGTGATCGGGCCGTGGCGCCGGATCGTGCGGAGGACCTGTTCTTTGAGCAGGTCGCGTTTCTTCTGCGGGATTGGCATATTCGCCTCCTTCTAATCAGGAACCGGGCCGGAACGGCGGACACCGACCGGAACCCACGCTCTTGCGATGAGAGCAGTCCGGACACGAACCGGATTCGACCACGGGCGGCCGGAGCAGAACGTGGAGCTTGTGCCGGCTCGTGACACCGACGGACCAGACTTCTGCGTATTCCAGGCCGGCGTCTTTGATATGTTGGTGGACCCTCTGCGGAGTGAACCGGATGACGAGAGCCGAAACCAGGACCGAGTATTCGGTTGCCAGGCGGTCGAGATCCCAGGTGAGCCGGACCATATCGGCAGTGGTACAACCGAATTCCTGCCCGACAGCCACTGCCTCCTGGGCGATGATCGAAAGAATCTGAGAGACCTTGTCTTCGGTGTTCATCCTAATACCCTCCGCTCGAAGGAGCGCAGAAACCTTGTCTTCGAAGGTCATCGTGCACCTGCCTTCGCGGTGCTGCCGTTGCGAATCCGGGCCAGGCCGGCGACGAGTTCAGAACTCCTGTCCCCGGGGTAATTGCCGGTGACGACCTTCGACACTTTGGCCGGGGACCAGCCGAGTTCCTTCGCGAGGTCGCCCTGGCTGATGCCGGCACGTTCGACCTGACGCCGCAGTGCGGCGTTGAGGTAGGTGCGGGTGACCGCTGCCGTAACGCGCTTCTCGGCAGCACGCTCGGCCATGTCCTGGACCCCGGCGACGACGCTGGCGATGACAAGCGGGTTCTGGTAGCGTTTGCCGATGGCTTCCGCAGCAGCAGCGTCAATCGGGACGTTGCCCCAGTCCGCAACCCAGAGCGCCAGGGCCTTGGCTTCGGTCTGGGAGAGCAGCTTGAGGTCGACGAACCGGCAGCGCCAGAATTGCTGCGGCACCATCTGGAGCCGGGATTCGAGCTCGGGCGTGCCGACCAGGAGCAGAGAGAACAGGCTTTTGCGCTGGGCGAAGTGGAGCTCGAGGAGGAGCTTGAGCGCCCGGAGCGTGCGGGTAGGGAGTTCCTGGGCGTCGTCGATTACGACACAGACCCGGTGCTCCCGCGTCGCCGTGCCAAGGAGCTTGCGGAGCTGCTCGGTCCGGGCGTCGATGTCGCGCCGGACTGCTTCTTTGAGAGTCCGGACCATGGCGCTCATGATGGTGCCGATGCCAAGATGAGCCCGGTCCGGATGCTGTATCCAGATAATGCGGTCACCGCTTTCTTCGTGCGGACCGAGCGCGTGGAATGCAGCCGTGGTTTTGCCGGCGCCGATCTCGCCGATGACGACAAGGGTCGCGCCGGGACTGTCCATAAGGGAGTCGACCTCCCGAGCAATGCGTTTGACTGACCGGCTCTCGTAAGTCCGAGCCGAGCAGTTGACGCGGAACATGGTAGCCATTGGGCCTCCTTTTAGCCGACCTCATCCAGATATCGCTGGATGCTTGAGGTCGACGTTTTGAACAGACGAGCAAGCTGGCGGAGCGTCAGTCCTTCCCGTTGGAAGGCCAGCACGCGCTCCGGACAGACCGGCTCGCGGTAACTCTTCAACACCTGGTAGAAGCGGCGACGGGATACCGGCAGGCCGGCTTTCCAATCCTCGCCGCGCGCGTAGCAGAGCAGGTATGGACCCAGGTCGTTGGTCTGTACGTTCTGCGGCTCGGACCGGCTGAAGTAGAGGCACCGGCCCTGGGCCGCAGCGAATATCTTCTCGACTTCGACGGGCGTGAAGCGCGGCGGGCAGAAGACGGTGCGGGCGGGCTGGATCATGAGTCGGACCTGCCTGACCCGTCGGACCGGTCGGACGCGGAAACCAGACCGGCGATTTCGTCAACGACAGCGGTGGAGATCAGCCCGGCTTTGTCGGCCCGGTCTTCGAGCGTGCGCTCGATCTCCTCTACCACCTCGTGCGGGAGCGAACCGAGGTCCACGGTGTCGGCCAGGGCGGACTTGGCCTCGAAGACCGATGCGTAGAAGCGGTCGGAACTGCCGGCGTCATCAACGACCTTGCGGCCTTCACGCGGCAGCCAGACTTCGTCGGTGCGACGCTGGTACTCGACGTCGTCCGGGGTGTAGCCGAGCTCATCCTCTGCCACCTGCCGGACTTCGCGCAGGCGCTTCTCGGACGTGGTGAGCGGTGGCGGCTTGAACGTCCCGAAGGCAACCAGCGGGACACCGGGCTGAAGCGGGCCGGTGATGCCCTGACCCGGAATCTCGACGTAGACCTTGTTGTCCGGGCCTTTGTACGGATAGACGAAGCGGCCGTGGTGCTCGGTGCCAACGGCGTAGTGAGTGCTGTCGAGTTTGATTGTCCCGTCGGAAGCGACTTTGCGGGGTTCGTCGCGGTAGGCCCCGAGCTTGCAGAAGACGTCCCAGGGCGGGCAGCGGCGAATGTCGTCATCGACGATGTTCTGCCAGGCCTGAACCCGGGTTGTGCCTTTGGTCATCGGGTGCGGCAGGGTGTTCTGGTCGATGGCCCATTCTTGCATCCAGGCGTTGAGCTGGTCGAGGTCGATGCTCACGCCCTGGCACATGCGGGCCTTGAGCAGGTGCTGAAAAGTGGTGAGCGACTTGATGGTGCCCTCAGCCAAGCCGGTGGCGCGAGGGTTGCCGGGAGAGTGGGGGTCGAGGCTGATGAAGAGCGCCTTGCAGGCCGTCTTCGCCGTGCGCGACGTGAATCCGGGGCCCTGATCGGTGTACAGGTTCCAGGGCAAGCCGTGAGGTAGCCCGGAGGTCCCGAGTTTGGGACTCCAGGCGTCGTGGAGCAGTTGCATCGTTTCTCTCGTACCCTCGGCCTTCGCCGGGTAGGCCCGGGCGGCCAGGATTGCCCGAGAGAAGTGATCCTTTACCACACCGAGCAGAATCTTGGTACGGTGAGCCGGTTTCTTCTTTTTTGTCAGCTCGCGATGGAACCGAACAGTCAGGTTGTCGAGGTAGACAAACGCGGCCTCAGTGAAGTCCGCCTCGTGTACGTGGTTCGGACCGGCGGCCTGGAGCCGGACGCAGGGCGACGGGTTGCGCATGTGACGGGCCGAGATGCCGAGCGCCTTGAGGAGCTGGTTGGCGCGGCGGACCGATAACTCGGGCCGGCCGGTGTCGTCGGTCTGCATGTGGCCGAGCCGGACGAGTTCGGTGATGGCAAGGTGGGTCGGGATGGTCCGCTTCTTCTTCTTCGACATGGCGCGCAGAATCACGGCCGACACCGCCAGGGCAAGCCGGTATTCATGCGGTGTGTACTTCACTCGCTGCTCGCCCGGGGCGCGGCACTGCTGCAGGTACCGGTAGATGGCAGAGCGGGAAACCTGGTGCTTCTCGACGGCCTCCTGCACTGTGAGGGCACCGGAGTCGATCTCGCATGCAATGGTCTCAAGCAGCCAGCGGGCCGGCATCGGCTAGTCGCTCTCCGGTTTGGGTTTGCCGACTTCACGGGTCAGGCCGGCTTCCAGGTCCAGCTTCGCCATGTTCTTGCGGATTGCCTTGGTCAGTGTCGCGAGGGCGACCGAGGCGTCAGGCAGCGGGGTGTCGACACCGGTTTCGCCGAACTGCTTCAAGGCCTCGGACGCCACGAAGTCACGCATCTGCTGGAGGTCCAGGCGCAGGCCGTCGCAGGTGAGGTCGAACCAGGCAGCGGTCTCAATGTCCGGCAGGTGGACCTCCTCGCGGAAGTTGCGCAGGACCTGGAAAACGTGGATGCGTAGCTCAGTAATCAACCGGATCGCGGTCTCGCGGTCGACCTTCTGGACCGCAGTCTTGGCCTCAGAAGTCTTGTACTCGGAAATGGTCTGGGAGAGTTGCTCGATGACCAACTGCTGGGCCCGGGTCCGGTCATCGGCCATGAGCAGGGCACGCTGCTGCTCGTTCTGGTCGCAGAGCCGCTTGACCGTGGCAAGGATTTCCTTCATTTCCGCCCGGGCGGCGTCGTACTTCTCCTTGAGCCGGATGAGCTTCTTTGCCTGGTCCCGATACCGGTCCCGGGACACATGGGGTCGGTCCAGATCGGACGGACCCCGGCCACCGTCGCGGGAACGGTCGTAGCCTTTGAGTTTGGCGAGTTCGTCATCGAAATCAGCGTCAGACATGTCCCGGAGGCGCTCGATGTCTTCTGCTGTCAGCGAGGAGAGGGCTTCTTGATCGTTCGGCAATGCTGCAAGTCGCCGAAAACTCGGAGGGATATCCAATCGTCCCACGCGTGAGACAAACTCGAGCGGCAGCTTTTCGACCACTCCGATGTAGCGGTAGACATTGGCCCGAGCCATCTGGCAGCGCTCAACGGTGTAGGCCTCGAAGTTGACGTAGCCAAGCTCAGCGTAGAGCCTCTCGTCGCGGACCTCTTTGAGGGCGGCGCCGATTTCCAGGATAGCCTGGATGGTCTTGCGCATGCCGTGAGCGATGAGGGCGTCGAGTTCGTAAGCCCGACGCGCGCGGTTGACTTTGGCTAGGTGTTTAGCCACGAGCCTTGTTGTCTTTCCTGGAACCCTTGAATCTCCGAATCCTTCTCTCCGTTTCCCCCGCTACCTGACACTGCAATTCCTCTTTGTACCTCCGCCGTCTGCTTTGCCGCGCCTCCAGCCATCCCTGCCCGTCTGCGTTCTTCCGTGGTTTTCTCATCTTGTCCCCCTTTTAGATCGGAAGGGTCAGGGGCACACCCAGGGACCGGGCGAGCGCGTTGCCCATCCACATCCGGAACCTGCGCGACGAAGAAATCGTCGTCCACAGGTCAAACACCAGGTACCCGCCGTAGAAATGCCGCTCGGGGACGAAGTACAGCAACCGGGCTTGCCCCGCCAGCCACTCCGCGCGGGACAGCATGTGCTCCGGCAGCCGCATCACACCGCGCCGCGTCACCCGACAACAACCAGCTTCCACTTTCCTGTGCCGTTTCATTCCGCCTCCTTCTCTCCTCACTCCTCAGTCCTCCGTCCTCTCCTCGGAAACGCCCTGTCCAATCGCATGCTCAGCGCCCGGGCTATCCGCCGCTGAGCCGCCGGCCGCGTCAGCCGGCCATGTATCAACTGACTCACGTAGTTCCTGGAAAGCCCGGCTCGGCGGGCCAGTTTCGTTACCGACCAGCGGTGGTCAATCAGGGACTTCTGGATTGCCTGGGTGTTCGGGAACCGGGACGGTTTCTTGACAACCAACTTCTTTGCCGCTAATCTGCCGTGAGCAGTTGTTGATGGCACGTGGATATAATACAAGCCTCACTTGTATCTGTCAAGCAAAGGAAATACAAACGGAAGTTGTTAGATGATGACCTTGGGCACTAGGCGGGGACTGGGTTTGCGCCTCCGCCGTGTACGAAAGGCGCTCGCTATGAACCAGACACAGTTCGCCGGGGTCTTAGGGGGGTGCACTCAGGCTTTCGTTTCCGCCGTCGAACTCGACAAGTCGGCGCCGTCGCTGGACATGATCGCCGGTGTCGAGAAGCTCGGCTTCTCCGGCAACTGGGTGCTGACTGGTAAAGGGGAGATGCTTCCGTTGGTCGACCGCGCCGCCGACCGTCCACCCTTGTACGGTCAAACGGAAATCCCCCTGGTCGGCAGCGTATCGACCGGCGTCGGTCGGCACATTCCCGAGGACGAAGTCGAACGCATGTTCCCGGTTTTCTTGGGCAAGCACTCCACCTGTCAGTGTTTCGCGTCCAGGGTTTCCGGCCGCAGCATGGAGCCGGTCTTCAGGTCTGGAGACATCATCGTCATCGACAAGACCTGCCCGCCCCAGAACAACGACATCGCTGTTGTGGTCGTGGACCACCAGGTCATGCTCAAGAAGGTCTCTATGGACGACCACACGGTCTACCTGCTCGGCCTCAACCGTGACGCCGCGCCGCTCCAAGTCTCCCGTTCTCGTGACGGCGCCCGCATCGTCGGCAAGGTCATCCAGTTGATCCGGGAGAAGTTCTAGGATGCCGGACACTCCCCGAAACGACATTGAGTACCACTGCACCACCTGTCGGGGGAAACTCTCTCCGGACGTCTCGTTCTGCCCGCATTGTGGGTGCCGCATCACCCATGTCTACGGGCCTGGCGAAACTCCTCCTCCTGATGCCAACCCCCACGCTGAGATACAGCGCCTCCAGAAACGTCTGCGGTTCTGGGTGTGGGTAGTAGTAGCCGGCGTTGTAATTACTGCCTGGGGCTGGCTGTGTAGTTCCGCGCTCAGGTCCAACGACCGGTCAGGTCGAAGCGCCCCGTCTTATTTGGTGATCAGCACCAAGGACTATGCCATCCCCGGTGCGCGCCGCCTGGGGGTTAGGGTTTTCTACCAGGACGACAGCAGCAGAAAGTCTCTCTCAGCCGTCGTGGAGCATGTTGTGGAGCGATATCGGTCGTCTCAGGATGTAATCTGGGTGTACGTGCACTCAAAGAGGACGTTCGAGGGATACGACTGGGTCGCCGCCGGGTTCTGGGCCCGACCGGAAATCGAGCCACGACCAGCAGGGGTCGGTACTCCGGATGAAACCCGAAACGGCATCGAACTTTGCTTCCGGAAATAGCCTGCGCCACGAAACATTCCAAACGTAACGCCGACGTCACAGCCACAATCCAACCCCAACGCTCCTACCTCAGACCAAATGACACAACTCAGACCAGTACATAGTCCCAACCCGGTTCATCTTGACTCCGAACCACAGGCGGTCTATCTTCACTGCGTGGCAGCGAAGGATCTGATGCGCATTCTGCTAACAACGAAGGAGAGTGAGATGTCCAGACGCCTGAGCACCTGTCTTGTCCTGTCCGTGTTCGTAATCAGCCTTGCATCCGCGCAGGCCGGCAGCCGGGCCGCGACCAGAAACACCTGGCACGTGGCCAGCCAGTTCGGTATGCACTATGCTCTGCCGATTGATGAAGGCGAGTACGTCGAGGAGGGCGCTCTCATGCTCGACGTCAATCCACGAGTGCTCTGGTTCCCGGTTGACGGGCTCGGGGTCGGCATTGATGCCGGCTTCTACTACTTCACCGGCCACTTCACGGACTTCAGTCTCGGCATCGGGCCGCGCGTGGCGTACTACC